CCTATGAAGAGATAGGTCAGATAATTGGCATCACGGCGGAAGGTGTAAAGAAGAGATACAAGAAATTAGTTGACGAGGGCAGGGCGGAAGGCAAGAAGTCACTGCGTAGAAGTCAGATGGAACGTGCCTTGGCCGGAGACGTCAGGATGCAGATATGGTTAGGACGTCAGTATCTTGAGCAGAAAGATGACCCCAACTCAACAGATCATTCACAACCACTACCGTGGCAGGAGGATGAATAACAGTGAAGTTGTCAACACCACAGAAGACGGTGGCCAACGATCCAGCAAGGTTCGTTGTTCTATGTGCCGGTAGACGAGTAGGAAAAACTACTCTTGGCATAAGACAACTGTTCTATCACGCAAGGATACCAAACCAGAATGTTGCCGCTATACTGCCATCCTATCGTCAAGCACGTAACGTGTGGTGGGACGAAGTGAAGAACAAGGCCATATCACTGTGCTGGGACAAAAAGATCAATGAAGCGGATCTATCAATACGTTTAAAAAACGGAAGCAAGATATCACTCAAAGGTTCGGACAACAGAGATGCACTTCGTGGATCCAAATACCATTATTTGTACCTTGATGAGGTGGCCTCTATCGACAAGGAAGCCTACACAGAAGTTTTAAGGCCAACATTATCAGACACTAATGGCAGGGCCATGTTCGCTGGCACACCCAAAGGCATATCTAACTGGTTGTATGACATATATCAGAAGGGACAAGATCCAACAGAACCAAATTGGAGTTCATATCAGTTCACCACCATACAGGGTGGTTTCGTGACACCTGAAGAAGTAGAACAGGCAAAAGCAGAACTGGATGCTAAAGTTTTCAAACAAGAATACGAGGGCACGTTCGAGAATTACGAGGGCAGGATATACTACGGATTCGAGAGACAGCACAACGTGGATGATTTCAGTTTTGAACACAGACAAAACATCATACACATCGGAATCGATTTCAACGTCCATCCGCTGACAGCGATCTGTTTCGTGATCAAAGACAACAAGATGTACGTGATTGACGAGATAGAGATGTATGGTTCAAACACAGAAGAACTGGCCAACGAGATACACAACAGGTTTCCAGGCACCAAGATAATTGCATACCCTGATCCATCAGGACGTGCAAGGAAGACCAATTCACCTAAAACAGATTTCCACATACTCTCCAATGCGGGTTTCGTCGTCAAGGCACCATCAAGACACATTCCTGTCAGGGACAGGATCAATGCTGTAAATAGTAAGTTCTGTTCAGGCACAGGAGAAAGAGGCATTATGATACATCCAAAATGTAAAAGTTTGATCACAGCGATGGAGAGACACATCTACAAGGAAGGCACATCACAGCCAGAGAAGAATGGTTCTAGGGACTACTCACACATCTCTGACGCGATCGGCTATGCCACATCATTCCTGTTCCCGATCACGAGAGCATACGAACCAACAGAACAACACAAAACATGGAGGGTTAGAACATAATGGCCACAATAAGCAATTTTTCAGTAAACCAAGATCCCAACAGGATCAGTGCCCACTACACGGCACTGGGTGTTCACCCTGAATACCTTACACACTTCAAGAGATGGGAGTTCCTGAGGGCATCATACCTTGGCTCATACGAGATGAAGATGGGCGAGTACCTGACCAAGTACCAATACGAATCAGATTCAGAATACTTCAGGAGGGTGGCGGCCACACCTTACATGAACGAAGTGAAAGCGATCGTGAACATTTACAATTCCTTCCTCTACAGGCAACCAGTCAAGAGGGAATACGGCAACATCAAGGACACACCAGAATTAAGAAACTTCCTTAAGGACACTGACCTCGAGGGCAGGAGTTTTGAAAGTTTCATGCGTGACGTCAACACCTGGAGCACGGTGTTCGGACACTGCGTCATACTATTAGACAAGCCACAATCCAACGCAAGGACCAGGGCTGAAGAACTACAACAGGGCATAAGACAGTATGCCAGCATATTCACACCAGAGAACGTGTTGGACTGGGAATACACCAGACAACCATCAGGCTACTATGACCTGACATACCTGAAACTGCTTGAAGTGGAACAGAAGGCCTATGGCATGAATGCGAGATACTACGTGAGGGAGTTCACCAAGGACACCATCACATTGAGTGAATACAACACACAGAAAGAGAACACAGAGATAATGGAACAGATGCCAAACCAGTTGGGTGTGATACCAGCGGTGTGGGTGTACGCCAACAGATCACCCGTGAGGGGTGTTGGTGTCTCAGACGTGGGCGACATATCAGATCTTTCCAACAGCATATTCAACGAGTTGAGTGAGATCAACGAGACAATAAAATTATCAACATCACCGAGTCTTGTGAAGACACCAGAGGTTGACGCCGCGGCGGGACCAGGTGCCATAATCACCATACCAAACGAGATGGATCCAAACCTCCGGCCGTACCTTTTACAGCCTACGGGTCAGAGCGTTGAGGCCATATTGAAATCGATCAACGAGAAACTTACGGCCATAGACAGGATGGCGTGCATGTCAGGCATAAGACAGGCACAGACCAGACAGCAGTCAGGCATAGCCATGATAACTGAATACAGTATGCTTGATGCCAAGCTCACGGAGAAGGCCAAGAATTTGGAACTGGCAGAAGAGCAGTTGTTCAGATTGTTCGGCAAGTGGTTGGGCATAGATTGGGATGGCGAGATAGAATACCCAATGGCTTTCCACATCAGGGACAAGAACCTTGACATGGACGTGTTGGAGAAAGCGGCGAGGACCACCAGGGACATCCTGAACGCTTCACCAGACGTCAAGGCAGTCATAGACCAAAAGATAAAAGAGATACTGGCCAAGGACCCAATGGAACTTGAACAGATGAATCAGAACAAATTAGAGATGTCACACCCAGTGACCACACCAGCGACCAGGACCAAACACATCCAAGACATGATAATGCAAGGCTACACGGACCAACAGATGTTGGACCTACACCCAGAGATAGATCAAGCGGACATCACGGCGGCCAAACAAGCATTGTTGAACACAGGTGACAACGATGGCCAAGTACAAGGGTAGGACAGTAACACTAAACCAACCTTTCAGGACACCAAGTGGTCCAAAGAAGAGTGGTGTGTATGTCAGGAACCGATCAACAGGCAACGTCAATCTTGTGAGATTTGGACAGCGTGGCATGAGCATAAAGAAGAACAATCCAGCCAGACAGAAAAGTTTCATAGCAAGATTCACACCAATACTGCGAGCGGTAAAAGGACAGAAATCATTGAGTCCAGCATACTGGAGTCTAAAAGCATGGAGGTAGATCGGGATGGCAGGTGTAAAGGCATCAAAGGGACAGAAGACCAATCATACCCGATACTACGCACGGGGACAGGAATGGAGGCCTTGTAAGGTGGTGCAGAAGAAGAGGCACGGCAACGGCACACGGCAATTCATGGCCGCAAAGTCGGTGCAGACCGGTGAGACATACAAGAACTCACACGGCAACACGGCACCATGGCACTCGATACAGTTCTCACCAGTAAAACCACAAGGACAGGAATAATGCCCTACAAAGGAAAACTAGATGGCCGGGCCATCGAGACAGCAACATCACGTGCCCTCGAGGCCGTGTTCGATGAATACAGATTACACAACCGCAACTGCATAGAGAGACAGAGCCAACAGGGTGCTTTCCATGCCAGGAAGGCGTTACAACGACTTAAATATCTCGTACACAAGAGAAAGATTGAACTACTTGAATTGTACACACAGGACGAGAGGAGATTGAATGCCTATAACAACAACATCAACGGCGTCAGCACTGCTGACCAATCGACTGACAACCAAGAGGAGCAAACCAATGGCTAGAGCAAGCGGAAGAAAAAAACCAATGACATCTGGAAGAAGGAAACCTAAGAAACCAAGTGGCAGAAGAAAGTAAGTTAATTGAGAACTGGATTCGAGGACAGGTTGCTAAAATCCATAAAAAGACTGGAAAGGCAATCTGTCCTTTTGCAAAAAAGGCTCTACAAGATCAAACGATCCAGATCA